GTCTTTCAACTTTTCTACAACTTTCTTTTCCTGTTCGCTCATGTATTCACTTCCTTTCTCCCTGTGATATAATTTCCTTATTAAATAAGGAAAGGCGGTGATAATATGGATAATGGTTATTCTGAAACATTTGCTACATATGAGTTTGCAGATAAAGGAACATATGTATGTATGCAATGCGGTGGCGAAAATAAAAAGGGAATCGTCACTGTAAAGCAAGGCGAAATGCTACCAGAATGCAAAGAGTGCGGATATACTACATGGATTAAAATAATGCAGGATTTTTAAACACTCTTTCTTCCTCTGCGAGCGTTTGGTTCGTAACCGCCAAGTTATCATCAACCAGATGCTCAATGAGGAACGTTCTTTTTACCACTCTCGTTCCATCTTCACATACTTGTGAAATGTGCAGATACATCTTCCCATCCTTCTGGAATGGAATAACAAATATACTCTGTAAAAATTTCCACTTAACAAAATGCTTATTAAAAAATGCAACTGCATGAGCCTTGATTTTACTCACTGTATCATCCCTTTCTGTGATATAATATTTTCAAAAACGGAGGAATTAACATGCTTCTAAAAATCGAAAGAATAATATTAAAGAAAATATCTAAAACGAATTTTTCAATCAAACTTTCCGATATAGGTAAATTTGATGGAGAAGATGCATACCAAGCGTTTTTGGATTTACAGGATAGAGGATATGTAACGAAAGTAAACACATCTATGGATAGATCGAGTTTTAGCTTCATAGTTACATCCAAAGGCAGATTCTACAAAGAATATCTTTTCTTGGAATTTTTGAGAAATATCCTCATTCCTTTTATTGTGGCTTTGATTACAGCAACTGCTACATATCATTTAGAAAAAGTAGCAGATAGCTATTCCGACAGCGGCACCAGCCAATGCGCTTACGAGTTGGATTCCACCGACAATGAATGGCTCAAACTTATCGAGTAAGTCACGCTTTTGCCGAAATGTCATTTTTTTCACCGTCTCACCTCTTTTCCATTTCTTTTGCAATATTATAATAACGCAATAGAAATATAAAGTCAATAACAAATTATTGCTTTTGTGATATTTTTGTGATAATATTATTGCAGAAAGGTGGTGAAGACTTGAGTACAGTAAACGAACGCTTAAAATCTTTAAGAATATCATTAGGAATGAACCAAAAAGATTTTGGAGAAAGAATTGAAGTTGCGCAAACTTATTTATCTCAAATAGAAAAAGGGGATAGACCTGTTACCGACAAAATTTCAAAAATTGTTTGCTTACAAAATTGGAATGGTAAAAGAGTAAATGAAGAATGGTTCCTAACTGGAAACGGTGAAATGTTTGTTCCGGAAGCTAAAGATGAACAAATTACAAGATTGCTTTCAGATGTGCTAAAGAAAGAAAATAGTGATTTTAAAAGAAGACTTGTAACTGCATTATCAAAACTTGATGATACCGGTTGGAAATACCTAGAAGATTTTATTGATTCTATTTCAGAAAACAAATAAGAAAAAGCCAAGGGCAATGCGCAAACCCTTGGCTTTCTTTCTATTCTAATAAATTTTTAACAAATACATATATAATTCTTAACCATTTTTCATTGTCGCAATTCGCGACCATTTCAGTTATTTTTTCCTTGTAAAACGCTGTTGCCTCATTGCACTCTTTTTCCCCCATATTGATTTCCTCCAATCATTCCGCACTTTCGATAGCGATACATAAATTATAGAACCTATGTTCGATATCGTCAACCCCATTTGACAAATTGCTACAAATTACAAACTCGTTTGTAGTTGAGGGACAAGAAAACGCCTTATCCCGCCCCTCAGCCAGAACTTGAAGTGCCCTTATCGGACAATTTTATTTTACAAATTTTCCCGCAAACATTCAATTTCTTTCGGTCGCAAGTTTCGACAGGTAAATTTCTTATTGTCGCAGAATGTCGATTGATTAGTTTAAATTTTGTTAAAAAATTAATTACTGGTTGAAAATTATGCATCTGCCAGTTATCTGTGATGAATTTTAAGTGCATAATTTTCCTTTCTGCCCGCAGGCTTTATGCAAAAGAGCCGGCTACACAACACATGGTCATGTAATCGGCTCTTAGGCTCTTGATTTTATTATATTTCTGCACAAGTTTTCTTTTGTGCCAAGTTGTCCGCTTTATTCGTAAAACAGAAGTTAAAAATCCTTAAATTTTACAGTTTAGGCGCGATCTTTACCATACTTAACCATTCCTGCACATTAAGATTTGAACCTGAGTTCTGATAAGTACTGAGTGTACCAGTCTGTCCCGGTCCGAAAGTGCCACCACTCGTTACCTGTAAAGTTACTGCACCGCCGGATACCGCAGGAACTCTGACTCGTCCCATGACATAGTTAGATGTTGTATTTGTTATAAAAACTTCACGAAACCCATTTGCGTTTGAACTGAAAGTGACAAGACCTGTAATAAGATAATACCCATCATCCGGGACAGTGAAATACTGCACGACAGGAGTCTGGTCATTATAATTTGTCATAGTATTGGATAAGCTAGATACATTATTTTTGGCATCCGCCTTTTTTAAATATGTGTCTGAAATGTTATTACCATCGTGATCTGCATCAGCCCGACCAACACGTACAGCAGGATAGGTGTCGTCAAGTTCATTATGTGCGATCAGATTAATTACTTTGTCGCCAGTATCGAATAATGGCGTAAGAGACCCCATAAGTCCAGACCAGTCATCTTTTGTAATTTTTATATACGACTTATTTGCTAAACCGTCGTTTAACGATGATATCGCTCCCGTGCATGTCCCATTCCCAATCTTAGAAATATCCGTCGTTCCAAGCATTTTATAGAGATACCGCACATTTTTGAACATCTGTGACACCTTTTTTAAAATAGAAGAATGTTTTTCGCCACTTGATAATTTTGATACGCTTGTCCATGCTGACGCGGACCCATCTGCCACATCACTGCTTGTAAAAGTTGCTGTATTCTCTGCTGTATCTCCACCAGTTGCCACTGCACCGACGTTTTCTGCTGTGAGTTCTACATTGCCCCTGCGGAAAGTATCTTCGTTTGCACCTTTAATTCCAGTTACCGGAGTTCCGGCAAGCACGTCCCATTTTTCATCTGATGTTTTATAGATGTTTGCTCCGGCAGGAATTACATTCCCAGCTCCCTCTTTAAAATCATCCGTGGTTGTAAATTCGTCTGAAATATTAAACATCCACCCTGTGCTAACATCCGCAAGTGCCGGAAGATCTGCAAATGCAACTGTTCCGTGTGGCTGCAATCCACCTTTAAGTCCTTCTGATACATCTTTTGCCTGCTGATAGTAATACTTGGCATTGTCAGAATCCTCGCCCTCTCTGCTTCCTGTACCACCAACAGCATAACTCTGTGCTTTGGTTGCACTATCTGCTGCAGATTCGGCTTTACCAATGATCTCTGTTGCTTTCTGCGTTGCGATTGTGGCTTTATCTATGGCGGTACTGGCGGACTGACTGGCGGATGTCTCACTGGCTTTTGCGTTAGTCTCGGATATTGCTGCCGCCGTAGCTGACTTCGCTGCCGCTGTCTCTGACGCTTTGGCATTGGTTTCGGATGTTTTTGCCGCTGTTTCACTGGCTTTTGCAGCATTCTCACTTGCTTTGGCGTTGGCTTCGGACTTTGCCGCTGCCTGCTGGCTTGACTCTGCCTTTGCCACTTCCACTTTGATTTTCGCAAGATAGTTTGGCTCCAAGTGTTTTTCCTCGATGCTACCCTCTTTGACGATGGCAGACACTTTTCCATCCTTATCAATATAAAAAGCTACCGTATCAGAATCAAGGAACTCATACTGTGTAATCAGTGCCGACAGGTCTATGTACTGTTTCGTGCCATCAATCAGAGTCAGGATAATCTGCTGTGTGGTCGGGTTATAAACGAAGTTGATTGCGATTTTCTCCATCTGTGTATCAATCGTAATCTTAGAACCGTTCTTTTTTGTGATCGTAATGATTCCGGTCGATTCCTCAAAGGTCACGTCTGCAACAAGGGTAGCCACTTCTGTTTTCGTGGCTTTTGTGGTATCAAGAGTGATTACACGATCATCAATAACGCCAATAGCTGCGTCCATTTTGTTAAGATTGCTTTCATTAAGCGGTGTTTCATCACTCGGGTAATTCTCCCAATTAATAGCACTATGCGCTTTGTTCATGATCCTCACTCTCCCTTTCCTTTGCAAGCTTCATCTGTTCCCGTTCTACCGTAACCTGACTATTAGCCTCTTCCTTGATCTGATACAGAATGTCCTTAAACACCAGGTACTTAGCTTCGATTGGAACATCCTCGCACAAATTTACATAATTTATAATGTCGTTTTCAAATTCCCGGATTTTTGCATTTATCATAGATTTTCCACCTTTTCCTTTAACTGTTCTATCTCGTCATGCTGCAACTGCACTGTGGCAACCAGATCAGCAATCAGTTCCGTATATTTCAGTCCGTAATACTTTTTCCCATTGCTGTCTGAAAACGTTTTTGGACAAATATTCCACCCTTTTTCCGCTTTTTTCAAAACATCCTGTGCAATAAATCCATGATGGAACCCATCTTTTTCGAAATTATAACGATACGATTTTGCTCTTAAAGAATAAATAAACTCAGATGATTGCTTTTTGCTTAAATCTAAAATTGTGTTTTTTATTCTTTTGTCAGATCCATTAATTACTCCACCTCTGAATCCACCTACTCCGGTATCTCCGTCTAAATGGATCATCATGTGGTCATTATCGTTTGCGCCTTTATGCAATGAAACCTGATTATATTGAACCGTACATTTATGAACAGGACTTTCAAGCGTTCCTTCCACTGTTCGAAATCCATCCGTTCCCATCTGTACAAGTGTTCCACTGCGTTTAAATTCAATAAGGTTTTCTACAGACTCTTCCGCTTGAATATGCATATATCCCCCGGTCATTTCCATAGAACCTTTTAATTCAAGCAGTTTTGCTTTAATTTTGATGCCCTCGGCTGACTGGTTGATTTCTGAAACAACACTATCTCTTGTAACTTTGCTTTCGATCCCCTTTGATGTCTGCGTAATCGCACTGGACATATTGGATGAAAGCTGCTTAAGCGTGGTTATCAATGTCCATTTATATTTACCGCTGTTAATTCCGCCATCCGGATCGCAGCCATACAATTTTCCACTATCCTGATCTAAAAAACTGCGTCCATTATATTTGGATGATGCAGGGTAAGTATCTTGGGGTTTTCCAAAACCATAATAATTAATATCATAGCCATCAATATTCCATGCCTTCAACGAAGCACTGACTTCTGACCGTATCTTAGTTGCAGTTACCTCTATCTTTCCGGACAAATCGCCCTCTGCTTTGCTTGCTCTCGTAACTTCCGCTGTAATCTTGTCCTCATTAATTTTAATAGCTGCTGCAAGTTCAACTTCCTGTCCCTGTGCCCTTTTAACTTCTGCTGTAATACTGCTCGCATTTTGCGTGATTCTCGATGATAAACCATCCGTTGTATTTTTAACTTCTGTGCGAATTTCGGTTGCGGTCTGCGTGATCTGTGACTGCAATCCCTTCTCAACATCAGTTATCGTGCTCTGTGTCTTTTCAATGGTTCGCTCCAACACATTGCTCTTGCCTTTGAGCTTTAAAATACTTTTCTGTATTCCGTTCGCCCCGTTTGTCCGGTACTCTTCCCCATCCGCTTCCAAATCATCACGCAAAGCCTGTATACCTTTCAGGGTTCTTTTCAGAATATAGGACTCAATCAGTTCATATCTGGTCGGCAGCCGCACTGCATCCCCGACCTCAAGACACGGATTTCCTTTGCAGTCCGCTGTAAACGGGCGGTAAACAATCCCTCTGATCTTGGAAAGGATATTTTTTGCAATGCCTTTCAGTTCTTTTGTGCCTTTGCCATATACAAGAAAATTATCCTCGATCACATAAGCATTGTCTCCCGTACCCACGATCACGCCGATATCATTCTTCTGCTCCCGGATCTGTAACTTATTGATTGTTTTAACAAGAAAATCTTCATACTCAGCCGTTATATATAAATCCTTCCCGATACGGTTGCTTTTCGGATCTCTTGGGAACAAATCATCTGCCGGATAAAGATCGTTTCTCGGATAAAGTCCCTGCATCTCTTGCGTTAAGTACACATAGCGAAACTTTCCATCTCGCCCGATATTTCCCATGCAACCGTTAATTTCAAGTATACAAGACAAAACCTCTTTTCCGCTCATGGCTTCGCCTATCGTGCTTTTCTTTGCGGTATCTGAACTTCCGCTACTTGATGCTGTAACTTCTACAGTTTTTTCAATAATCATTTCATCATTTACAAGAGATACTTCTTCCTGTTCCACTCCAAAATGATTAAAAAAGCTATCTCTGAATTGTTTGAGCGTTACCGTGCTATCTTTTTGTGGAAGTACCTGATTGTACCAATCAGCAACATCAGATGATAAAATATCATACAAAGCATCGTAAGCTACCACATCCCGGCACGTCCGATCTGCCGCAGGTGTGTCAGAATAAACCTTGTATCTTCCTATTTGGAATGGTTTATCTTCGTGACCATCAAGAGTCATCTTTGCAGTCAACCACTTGCCTTTCATTGGCAAGAATACATTGGACACAGTGAATTTAATCATACCAGCTTCACATGCACCGAATGTTAATTCACTGTCAGAGCAAAGGCTTTCTGATAATTCAAATTTTTCTTGGTGCAGTTCGGTGTTTGTGATATTGATTTTCCCATCATCAGATACGATTCTTAACTGTTTGTCTACGCTGTCCTTTAAAAATAGGCTTGAATATTGGTAATCAACCATCGTATACACCCCCTATAAATGCCAGTCTTACAGAGTTGTAATGGATTTGACCTCCATAAGTTCCGTATATCGTAGGCTGAAAATCTGCCATATAGCCGTACTGCGTCACATAATCGTCATATTCCGGGATATACGCTGTGATATAGCATGCTCTCCCTGTCGCATTTGTGAACTGGCTTCGAATATTGTTTAAAACCTCACTAAAAGTCTTATTTGTCAGCATTGCCCGTGTTTCAAACTCAACCTTTAATGCCTTTAACTCCACGGCATTTCTATGCAGATAGCCGTTGGCGTCTGTATAATCGTCCAAATCCTGCATGTTGACATATGGACTGTATGTTTCTGCTTTCATAAACGACATCGGCACTATGTAATTGCCAATCTTTAACAGCCATCCGCTGTACGCCATATTTCCACCACCTAACTGTTTGGGTTTGCGGCTGTCTCAAATGACAGTCGGTAAAATTTGTGCAAAAATAGCACCTGCCACCAATTTGATAGATGCCACTTCTTTTTCTTGATCTATTTTGTAATTACTTCGATATTGGGCGATTTAATCACAATTTTCTCCGGTGTGTGAATTACTTCCGTGTTCCCATATGTAATCCTGATTTCTAATTTGTTCATAAAATTTCTCCTAAATTTCATACTCCGGGTATGCTGCTTCCCAAGCATCCCTATGGTAGGTATTTACCTCTCCATAATTTGCATCAAAAATCTTTTTCACGCCATATCCAAGTTCAATGCTCTTTTCTTTAAGTCTCCGCCAGTTAAATGTTTTCCAGTCCACACCGTTCATTGCTGCAACACGCTTAATAGAATACCAGTCTTTGCTATAGTCAAGTTCCTGCTGTAGTCTTTCATTCTGCTGCTCTGCAATCTGTCTACGTTCTACCTCGTCTGCATACGCCCGAAGAGCTGACGGAAAATCTTTCGGAACTTGTCCTCTCTCCATCTCGTTAAAACGCTTTACATATTTTGCTGTGAATAGGACGCCTTTTTCTCCTGTGAACTTATTGGCAAGGAAATCACAACCTAAACGAGTTACATTATAACATTTTCTTGGCTTTCCTTGTGCATCTTTGTACGTGCTTTCTTTAAAATAATCCGCCACACCCAAATGGGCTTCGCTCAAAATAGGAATAATTCCTTTACGTGTTCCGTCTCCTTCCAATTTACGAAGCAACTTAGAGTGTTCTGTTTCCATCATTTCGGCAACTTCAACTGTCGTTATCGTGTTCGCATTGTTTTCAAATCCGATTTCATCTTTAGTTATAAGAGCTGTGTATGCCATATTTTCTATCTCCTAAATTTCCGAGCCTTACATTTCGCAAGGCTCAACCTTTAAATTCACGTGCGTTAGGAACATACCCTAACAGGAGTCGCACGCTATATATTTAGTAAGATTGTAATTTCCCGTGACGAAATACTGGAATAGCCCCAAATTTTCGGGGCTAAGCGGACAGGTAAGTTATATCTGCAAATTGTTCTATTCTATTTTTGCAATCCCTATAAATATCCTTGTAGTGCATACCCATTGACATATCAATTCTAATAGTCTGCAAAATAATGCTTTCCACAAGGGTTAGATTATTGAGATCTGAAACTGTGATATTGTCGCGATTTCCACCAATTACTGATTTTGCCAACTTGGTATATGTCACATACAGTTTATCTGAATGCGTACTTCCTTGTTCTTTGGCATAGTCTACAAGAAGTTTAATCACATCAGTTTCTTTCAGCCGATTTTCTTTATTAGCAATTCTTGTTTCGCCCCATAGTTTCGATTGCTTTTCAAGAATAAATCTGCGCATTGCATAAAACTGTCGAACCAACTCTTTCTTAAACTTCACAACTATTTTTGAATTTCTCAAAAGAGTTATAACAAATGTTGCTTGTTCCTCATTCAAATAATAAACTCTTTCAGGCTGCCCCCTTTTCCCCGATTTTAAATCGGAGAAATCAATATTGCCAAAGTCTAAAATATCTTTCTCATATTTTCTGATAATAGCAACAACAGATTCATGTTGGTTATTTGTTCCATCTGCAATCACTTTGCTGTTTGTAAAAACATCGTTTCCTTTGAGTTCCACCAATTCATACATACTCTTTTCCACCTTTCTTTCGCTACTGTCATTTGACAGGCAGGTTTAAATTTCATTTTTTTATTTTTCTTATGCAGTTTGAAATAAATAAAAAGACCGCCAAAGACTGAATTTCTTCAATCTCTGGCGGTCACGAATCCGCACCTATTCCTCATAGGCTTGCAGGACATCCTAATTCTTTAGGTCTTACCTGCGTGATTTTTAATTATTTTGTATTCTATACCATATGCCAAAATCTGTCAATCAAATTCCAACCTCTGCTGCATATTGGCATCGTCAATCTGTTCCTGCAAAAAATACGGCGTCTGATAGGCATTTATCACTTCCACTGCCTTGTCGCACTGGTTACGCTTGATGCTCTTGTAAGACCGAACACCAAAGTTGTATTTCAGATTGGCATACAGATTGTTGTAAACCTTTTGGCGCAATCCACGGTTGCTGTATGCGCTTGACTGTTTGCCGCCCATGATTGAAACGCCTTTCTTTCTGACAGCTTCCGTAATGCGGTCGGCTTCCACCGGAAGTATCGGCAAGTCCATCTTAAGGCTTTCCAAATCCGCCTTGATTTCGTCAACCTCTGCTTTCAGTTCCGTGTGCCCCTGTGCAAGCAATGCAATCTTCCCGTCCGTGGTTTGCGGCATCATGTATGTACCAGTCTTTCTGATGCTCGGTAAAACTTCATCAAATATCCATTTTTCCAATTTGTCAGCTTTATCTTTTATTTCTTTACTGTTACCCTGTTGACCAGCTTTAATAATCAATCGGTAAATATCTCCTTCCGGAATAAGAGGTTCTGCATATCCACCATTATTTTTAAAGCTATCCTCGACCAGGACACCCTTGCAATTATCCGAAACCGCCTTTCTTGGTCTTTTATACATAAGCATCGAAGCTATATCTACTCCAAAAAAGTATTCTTTTCCGTTTACTATAACCGTTCTCAAATCCCCTAAAATAGGATTGTTAAAAATCTGAATATCGTTCATCAGCAAATCCCCCATTTCTGTTTAAATGAAAGTATCGTGTTCAAAATAAACTGCAAAAATTTTTCGTCCTGTATGTTCTGAATTTCTGTAATCAGCTGTTCTTTCATCTCGCACCGCCTTTCTTGTCGGATGCAAGGTTATTTGTAAAAATCCACACACATCTTAAAAAGTGTTCGCTGAGTAAATTCAGATTTTTGGTAATTTCTTCAATATACATTTCTCTCATAGATTTTTCCTGCCTTTCGTTTGCTGTTTGACAACCATTCCAAAAAGCGGTATAATCCATGTATCAACCGCTTTTGGTGGCTGTGTTGAATAAAGCGTTTAACTTGTCTAGGGTTGGAACGCTTTATTTTTTGTTGATTTCTTCTTTCACTTTTCTAATCCCCATGTTGATAACATCCGTTCTGCTTGTTTTTAACTTATCCGCACAATATTGCAAATCCTCTGCTTCTGCTTTTGTAAGTCTCAAATCAAGCCTAACATTTTTAGGATTATCAGTAAGTTTCTGTCCTTTTTTTAATGGAGACACATAATCACTTCCTCTCTTTTTGATTGCACGTGCAATCTTTATGCCTTAATAATACATGTACGTGCAAAGAAAGTCAATACTATTTTGAAATATTTTTCAAAAAAAGAAGCGCATCTCTGCGCTCCCTCTTATATACCCGCTTTCCCCAGCCTTTCCCAATCTGCATCCCTAGTACATTCATCCTTTTTCTTCAATAAGTTTTCGTTCTCTTTTTCCAGTTTTTCTATTTTTATTTCCAATTTCTTTTTCTCTTTTTTCAATGAAATATTCTCTTTTTCCAAATCGTCCGCACGAATAAGCGCGTTTGACTCCCGATTAAAAAGATCAGTATTGTGCGCCTTTAATGCATCTTTTTCTTTATTTAACTCTCTTATTTCCCATTTGTAATTCTTTTTATCTTGCGTCATCTTAATTTTCAATTCTTCTATCGTTTGATGTGCTTTATTCAACTTCTTTTTGCACTCATTTAGTTCTGATTCAGACTCCCTATTCTCCATCGTAATTCTCCACATATTAAATCCAAATTTATATGAAAGTGTAGCCACAATCATTACATATAATTTTATTTATTTCATATGTTTGATCTTTTCTCAAAATCTTTTCCTTTTTATTTACTAAAGTAAACGGTTTAAATGGATTTAGATTTGCAGTGTATCTTGTCTTTGTTTTGCCTGGTACAAATTTCTGCTCCGTATAATGAGAACAATTTTCGCTCCCACATCTTGGACAGTAAACCTCTTTTTTTTCTCCGAATAAAGTATATTTATATATACCATTAAATCCCGTGTTTTGAGATCTTTCAACAGAATTTCTTAAGAATAATTTTCCAACACCTGTAATCTCTGGCTCTTTTGGGCGTTCCCACCCTCTATCATTTTCGTTTTCTTGTTCGTATGATTTATAAAATTCACTTTTCCCCGCAGACATTTCATTGTTTTCGTGTTGTTTCAACGGAAATCCGCAATTGATACACATTTCTGCTTTGTCTGAAATTTCTTTTCCACATTCAGGACATTTAATCAACGCCATGTGTTACCCTCCTGCCACTTGTAATAAAATGATTCTACCACAAGTGGCGGTTTTTGTCATTAGAAACTATATGCTTCTCTGCCCGTTCTATTAAAATATTCTCTTGCGTATTTTCTAGCACTTCTTCCTATCTGGTCTTGTGTCACACCAAATTCTTTTTCGAGGATTCCTTGCAATAACTGATTTTGCTGTTTAAGTAACGCAATTTCCTGCTGTGACGTACTGTATACAGCATCACGAATACCTGTGATCTCCTGCCCCCCAGCAACTGCTGTCTTTCCTCCAACTGTTCCAAGGATTTCCGGTACGCCGTTTTCTCCTGCCATAAACATGCTGTACTGTTTTGGAAAACCTCCTGCGGCGAACGTTGGGATTTTTCCAAGGTTAATATTGCCAGCTTGAATTATTTCTTTTCCACCAATATTTACAGAATCCCATGAAAAAGACAGTTTTGAATTAAGCCACGTTGCAAAATTATTCCATACCTGCTTAATTCCTGCAACAGCATTATCAAATGCCTGCTTCAATCCGTCAGAAATGCCACTGAATGTCCATTTGTCTTTCGTAAAATACGGTGCGACATGATTTGTCCACCAAGAACCAATTCCAGATGTACTCCACCAGTTACTAAATTCGTCCCATTTTTCAGAAAGACCTTTTTTCATTCCGTCTCCCTGTTCATCCCATTTTTCTTTTGTAAACCAAGGTTTTACATGATTTTCCCACCAGTTATATATTCCTGTCTTTTGCCACCAATCGGAAAACTCATCCCATTTAGCAGATAATCCCTCTTTTATTCCATTTCCTACTTCCATCCACTTTTCTTTTGTGAACCACGGGAAAATATTCTCCTGAATGTAAGTTAAGGCTTCATTCCACTTTTCTTCTATTTTACCTTTTATTTCTCCTATTTCTGTCTGTATTGAAAGCTTTTTTTCTCCCCAATATTCCTTTACATTTTCCCACCATAAAGAAATATCATTTTGAGTAGTTGTCAATTTGTTATGAACTGGAAGTTCTACATTCAATCCCCACAATTCTTTGACATTGTCTTTGAACTCGGAAATCTTCTCTTGTAAATTTGGAAGGACGACATCTGCTCGTAAATCTACATCATCTAATCCGTTTATATTCTTCCATTCATCTATCCACGCCTTTAGATCAAAGCTGTCAGGTACATTTAATTTATTAGGCATATTATCATTGAACTCATTTAGTGCTTTTTGGAAATCATCTAATGATTTGTAATCTTCCTTTTTAGGCAGATTTTTGACAAATTCATCAACATTCATTCCATTTCCAATGCCTAATTTGTCCATCACAGTATCATGGCTCAAAACTCCACCGCCATATGCATTAATCCATTCAAACGGATTAAGAAGTTGTTTAAAACTTTCCTGAAGATATTGCAGAAAACCGCCTTTTTCATACGCTTTTTCTAAATTATTAACATCTTTTTTTATGCTATCTTTTCCAACCGTAAAAGATAACGTTGCCACTACTACAGCAAGTGAAATAGGAATTGCATAAGAGAGCAATGATTTTGCCGCCGTTGAACCAAAAGCGGCTGTGAATTTCGCTCCTATTAATTTCCCAATAGTCTCCTTGAGAAGTTTCCCTGTTAACAGTTTGCCTGCAAGTTTCAAAGCAAACGCTCCGAGAAGAATTTCAACTGTCTCAATATCAATGTTTGAAAGAAAATCTTTTACGCCTTTCCAAACATCAGACCACTTGATATTTTCTATCATGGTCTTAATTGTCTTGTAAACTCCCTGTACCCAAGTATTTATATCTTCTGCAAGTGCTTTAAAATCAAATGTTTTGAAGAATTTATTTATTCCCTCTGCCAGTGATTTTCCAAGGTTTGACCAGTCAAATGTCTGACCAAAGGAAAGGGTTGCATAAATCGCCGTATTCAGTGCCCCGGCAATCGTTTTACCAACATTTCCAAACAATCTCGGATTGATAAGACCATTGAGGAAATCTGCCAAGCCTTTGCCGAAATTTCTTGCCTTGGAATAAATCTTATCCCAGTTGATAGACTCCATAGCTTTTGATAAGGCATCACTGATGTATTTTCCAAGTTGTTTCAGATTTTTAATATCACTTTCGTAATTTTTGAAAATGGTATCAGTCTTGACGAGTTTACCGCCACTGGCACCGCCTGATGCGCCACCGCCGCCGGAACCGCCCGAACCTTTTTTGCCAGAACCATCATTTGTGGTAATCAGTTTCAATTCATCAAACTGACGGACACCCTTATTCATCTTGTCAATGTTCTTTGCCGCCTGTCCGGTATTGTCAGCAACATCGCCTGCGCTCTCTGCCGCATCTGAAAAACTATCTGCAAGACCTGCACCGGAATCCTCATATTTCCATCCGAAGATTGCGCCTAAAGCGTTTGTAACCTTTGTAACAAAGCTGATAACAACCAGTAAAACGGAATTGAGTGCTTTTACGAATGGTTTAAAAGCATTGATTAATGCTCCACCAATAACACTGCCAAGCTGTTCAAATGACTGTTTTAAAATTCTGATCTGGTTCGCCCACGAATCAGCAGTACGCGCAAAGTCTCCCTGTGCTGTCTGCGTATTGGCAAGGACGTACTGATACCGGAGCATTGTCTTTTCAGCCTGTGACATAGACGCAATATCAGAATCTAATCCCTGTTTCATTGCCCACTCTTTAAGGGTTGCCTGTGTGAGATCAAGACCGTAATCTCTTAATGGACGTGTCTGTCCGGTAAATATTGCAGCTAAATCCTGCGACACAACATCCTGATCTATGTTATACAGAGATGCCATATCAGCAGTTAATTTTGTTAAATTCAAAGACACATCAGCCATGGAATCAGACAAACCAATATAGCCATCTGTCTGCTTATTCAAAAACTCATTGGCTTTCTTTATCAAACTGCTGTCAATTCCCATGGCTGTTCCCATTGCTTGGAATCGGCTTGCCGTCTGTTTCAATGTCAGTTCTGACATACCAAACTGACGTATAGAGTCCTGTGCAAACTCATTGACTTTTTTTGACATGTCACCAAAAGTAACATCAACAACGTTCTGAACCTCTGTTAATGCCGATGATATGTCGATTGCATTTTTTATTCCTCTGATCGCTCCGTACAGACCAAGATAAATCCCCATAGAGGATAAAATCTGTCTTGTGAATGACTTGAGTCCGATCAATGCTTTTCCTGTGGATGTCTTAAATCCAAGGAAAGAACCGGAAAGATTACTGATGCTGTTATTTAATCCAGTAATCGCACCGCCAGATCTGTTTGAAAGATTTCCAAGTGCCTGTGTCATTTGTAAAATATTTGCGCTTACATTTGGTGCTTTTGAAAGCGTCTCAAACAGGTATTTGAGATTGTCAGCAAGCAAAGGTATATTAGTTACCGCACGACCGCTTGCAACGCTTCCAAGCCTTGATATGGACGTTACAAGATTACTCATGTTTGTCATATCAAAATTCAATGCACCTATCTTGTTCATTTGACGTACAAAGTTTTGTAACTGTGCAGAAAGAGCCGGTAAATTCTTTGTCGCCTGTGTAGATGCCTTGCCACCGATTTTTGACAACGCAGACACCATGCTTATGAGTCCGCTTGTATCAACAGCCTTAACACTTGCTATTCCAGATGCAAGATCTCTCACAGCAGAAGATATTCCGTGGATAGAATTTGCATCAACACCAGAAAATTTATTGAGTGCCCGCACCATTGATGTGATTTCCGAAGATTTACCACCTTTGAATCCGGTAGCCGCATCGGAAATGCTTCTGATTCCGCTTGCAATATTTGAAAGTTTTGCAGTGTCAAACGATATGCTTTCCCGGAGCCTATTCATGCTGTTTACAAGGCTTTCTATGGAATTACTTGCTTTTGCAGAGTCAGCTTTGATTTTTATTTGTAATTCATCAATGTCTGCCATATATGCACCAACTTTCTATGCAAAATAAAAAGACGGTAGGCTGTGACACCTTACCGTCCTTGATCTACTCTTTTAATTTTTCTCTTGTAACCGGTCCGCATTTCTTATCTACTGTAATTCCGACTTTTTTCTGGAATGTTCCAATACCGGTCGCCGTATCATTTCCAAGAATACCGTCCACATTACTGTTTCCCTTTTTATCTTTTTCATCCAGGCATCCGTGATAAATAAGCTCCGTCTGAAGCCATCTCACATCATCCCCTCTCATGCAAGGGAATTTTTTCTTTAAAATCCTTGCAGGTTCCGGGTATGGGTTTAAATGATCTTTTACATTTTTTCTAGGGTTTCCGCTTGTCACAATCGCTGTATGACCTTTTGTTTTTGTGACAAGAACATCTCCATTGTAAAGAACCATTCCTGCCGCATAACCTCCAATGTCATCAAACATGCCACTAGAAAGAAGTACAGATTTTTCATTTGCTGTGGTGAAATTTCCAACATCTTTTCCAGTTGCATGAATAATGCATGCACGTACCGTTGTGCCGCAATCTGCTTCTGTTTTTACTTTTGAATTAATACCATATTTGACAATTCCAAGCCGGTGTCCCTGACAGTAGCCAATATTATCATTATTGCACGCTGTAATCATTGATTCTGCCAGTTTATCCGCCATATCTTTTGTTTTTGGTCTTAACACATACCATCCTTTTTTATGAACATAAAAGTTTTGCATACTTACTTCTGTTCCGGTCTGATCTCCCGGTCTCCCACCGGTCAATTTCCCATTTTCATCATGTCTTGCAGATCCAATTCTAATTGACATATTTATACCTCCAAGTTCTTTTCTGGTTTTGGATGGCTCAACTCATAGTTTGACTGCATAATTTTGAGCTTTGCCACAAATAGCTCTCTCTGTTTCTTTATTTCTTCTTCCGTCATTTCTGAATCATCTTTCCCTTGTTGCTCATTAATTGGTTTTTTAATATACTTTGATTTTGCATTTCGACCGGCAAGGCAATGTTCTACTGCCACCGATACCGCAGACAATCCATATGTTCCAAACCACATCCACATCTCATTGTCTCTTTGCTTTTTATCTAAGTTGTAAGCATCCGCATAAGGCTGTAAATCAGCCGGGCAGGACGCGTCTATATCATGCACGGTAAATCCATACCCTTTAGTGACTAAAAGCCAGAATGGGCGGATTTCCGCGCAATACGTTTCCCATGTAAGTTCTCTCTGTTCTTCTACTTTTTCCTCGGAGTTTTCTTCTCCGCTTCTTTCTGATCTGCTTTGAGCAGTTTTGATAAAAAACCGTTTTCAAGCAGCTCCGCTAAAAGTGCATTGTAAAGTACCTGAACATCTGCATCTTCTCCGTCAAAGTAATCATCCAGCATGGCATATACTTTTCCAAGCTGCTGTTCCTTTTCTCCCTCATTGTCCGGATTGTATCCAAGTTCCTCTTTGTGAAACTTCTGCGCGCCTACAAGGATTAACTCTGGAAGAAATAAAAGGATTTCGTCAACCGCTTCAATATCTTCCATCTGGTCTAATTTTGCTACTTTCTTGATAATTCCGCTTTTCACGGTTGCTTCATATCCAAACTTGATCTGTAATTCTTTCTCGCCAAATTTTAATTTTGTCATTTTCTTTCCCTTTCTCCCTCTCATATAGGGAAAGGGCAGTCCGAAGACCGCCCTGTTCTTTTAAATTGTTTCTTCAAGCTCTGGCTCGGTTGTCTGGTTATCGTCAGCCGATCCAACCGAACTATTCGACTGACGTGTTATTCCCCCGGTGTAAAAGCTACAGCGGTGTCCATGCCCTTGTATTCTTCAATGGTAAGATTCATTTCAACCGTCAAAAGTTCGTTCTGACCAATCTCCGGCTGTGGAATCTGCTCTGGCGGCTGAGCCACAACAAAAAACGCGTCGGTAAATCCCGGGATAATAGTTTCAAACCACATTCTTTTCCCGCCGGAAAGCGCCTTATACGCCGTGATAAGTGCTTCCCACTCTTCCTTTGTGGCATCCGTAAGGTTTACCGTGATAGGGAAAGAGCCACCGGTATCTGCGCGACCCTTTACATATCTGGTAATAGCATCTTCTAATGCAGATGCGTCAATCTGTTCCGGCTCAATGTTGATACCGCCGATTGCGTTAATTCTTGTAAGCTGTTTAAACGATGTAGGCTTTGTTCCGGCTGTGGTTTCTGTTCCATAGCCAAACGTAATGCCTAACGTAGACAATCCTGCTTCTGCCATTTTTACCTCTCTTTCTACCGCCAAATAATGCGGTTATCGGGCGCATCTTTTTGCACCCGGTGCATAAAAAATAGAGCCTTTCGGCTCTTTTACATCAATCTGTCGTTGGCTCCGATTATCCGCCGGAACCTTGCAACGCTTCTAAATTTTTTCTCACTGTCATTTTTAAACTCCGGCATTGCTGTGATTTGAAATCGCATCTGTTTAAAGGCATCAGCTAAAATAGCCATAATCCCTTTTGCATCGCTCTGCTTTGTGTTTGTAATGACGTCAACCTGTATTGTTTCCTGCACCGCATTTACGGATGTGCCCTCTAAATCTGCCCCACGTTCAAGCCCCGGCATCTCGTGAATGTAAATGGTCGGGAAAACAGGGTCTTTATCAAGGTTCTTTTCAACCGTTGTAAATGCAGTGTCAAAATTCATGCTTTTGTATTTTTTCTTGAGTTTTGGTTTGGCTATCGTTGCAACATTGGAGAAAATGTTTATTTCAAGGTCAAATACCCACTGGTTTCCTGCCATTATCCAAACACCTCCTTCGCTGTCTGTGTAACAATCTGCCGCAACTCATTTGCGGTCAGATACATGAATGGTCGGCTTGGCATTCCCTCTGTAAACCACCAATCGCCATTGTCGTCCTGATAAAACCATCCATATCTTCCATCTGAAATCTGATGGATAGTTTTTCCACTTGCATACTGCCACGAAACGCCATCCGGCAGTTTCCCTGGATAAGGATTTTGCTGTCCTACGGTTCCTGTTCCAAATTCAACAAACATTGCATGGTCCGTCCCGGCAACTACCGCCCATATCCCGCCTCCTTTGGTACTTCCCTTGTATTCTGAATGAATACTGGAAATCAATTCTGATGTGAATATTGCGTCAAGGTCAGCAATTTGTACTCTGGCAATCTCTACGCCCTTTTCCGCGAGTTTTTCTGCCAATAGCTGGCATTTATATGTCAAGCTGTTTTTATAGGCTCTAAGCTCTCGTATGGCGTTCTGAATAGACTTTTCAGACAGGCTCATTGTGATTACTTTCTTCCCCATGCCACACCTACTTCACATTTTTTTGTAACAAGAACAAATCAACCGTCAATCCCTCGTCTGCGACACCTTTTACGATGTAATCAGCCGAATTTTCGTCAACGATTGTATTCTCTTCATCTTTGTACTTTACGTCTGATCGTTTCCATACCAAAGATCCGACGCTCAATGGAAGCTTTCCTTTGTCTTCTACGATCTGAACAAAATTTGTAGAGTTATCTACGCCAAATTCTTTTATAAGTGCTTCGCTCAACTTATTGCTGATCGAAGAATAAAAAACCACAGGCTTTTCATAACCTGTGGTATACTCTCCGGTTGTCTTCGGTATCTTGTTCCCGTCATCATCAAGGTAATAAATTACATTACCATCAGAATCCGTGTACGAAGAATATTCGATGTTACCATCATCATCCGTCACATATACCGGCACCTTGCCGCTTTGCTGCGAATAACTCATTTTTTGCTTATTGATCTCAAGCATTTCACTTCACATCCTTGCCGAACCGTTTCCACAGCTCAGAAAGCTTTTCCCATCCATACATTGCGACAAACGCAACAATAAATCCTGCAATAATAGCTGCCAAGATCATATACCATAAAATTGATGTCTGGATGTACTGCATGTATGCCACAAACGCAGCGACCGTGATTCCGATAGAAAGAACAAATACCAAAATGTCCGTTGGAATCTTAGAAAATACGCCTACACCTTTGATTACCTGTGTTACCACAGACACAACAAATGCCAGCGCACCAATGATTGCCAGAATAATTGTCATATTTGCAATTACAGACTGTATAATATCCATGATTAAACCTCCTTTTCATCATTAAGACGGGTTTCTATCCCGTCAATTCTGTGATGCGCCGATTTCACACTTTCTTCAACCTTTATAATTCTGTTGTCGTGAGAATTTATTTCTTTTCTCATCTCCGAAACTTCATTCTTGATCTCGGTTGTGTTGTTTGAAATGGCATCCAACTTCATGTTAATGCGTGTGTTCTCCCGCACGCGCTCTTCAAGATCCGTGTTGTCTGTCCTTTTGTTGCTCTTCAAGCCCATAAAGACGGAAAAACCAAGCGACAGCACGCTTATAATGATTGCTGTTGATATTTCAATCGTCAAATCATATACCGCCTTTCATTTTTATGGCACACCGCCCACCACCGCTCAATGTGTGCCGCCTGCTACGTTTTGTCGACGTCGACAAAACGTAACGCACAATCTTCTAAAAAACTGATAATTGCTTTGCAAAAAACAGATTCCTTTTCTACTCATGGCAGATAGGTCACAAAGATTTTACAAACGGGAATACCCCTACGAACAAGCTTTCCCTGTCTTTCCAGCTACGGCTTACGCCGTTTTCTGAATAACTTGCCATATATGCTTCTCCTGCCTGTGAATGGTCGTACACGGATAAATTGACGATTACATCCTCAAACTGTTTCAAGTCTTCGGATATTTTTTCATCCGTGTAGCTTTTCGGGTAATTCCGCTTGCTTACCACTTCATTTCTTGCCTGCTTGATAAGCTGTTCAATGTAAGGATTATCTTCTTTCTGGTCGAACACGACAACATCAGAAGTAACACCATCTTCATCCGTAACGGTTTCAATATGAAATTGTTTCAGTCTGATTTTGACCTGCTCTAATGTTGTATATTCGTCCATTCTTCCCTACCTATAATCCGAACTGCTCGATCAAAATGCGTTTCAGTTCCGCTCCACTGATTTCTTCTGCACCCTCGATCCCATGTTCAGCGGCAAGTGCCTGTAAATCAGCAGTGCTCATTCTGTTAATCTCTGTCTTGGTGTACCCGCCGGAAGATTTCTCTCCCGAAACAATGTCCGGGATTTCATCTCCTGCTTTGTACCATCTTCCATTGCGCTTTACCGTGTATTCAGCAATCATACCGCACCTCCTACGCAACTTTCATAACAACAACGCTGTCCATGCCCTCAAAAGTAGGCAATCCGATCATTGACACAACGCAATGAGTGTTGATCGGATGATTTGTTGCGTATGTATACACCGAAATACCGGTTTCTACAATAGAAAGGTTTCCGTCTGTTAAACTTCCGCTTCTCTCTTCCGGTGTCTTTCCAAAGACATAATCTCCAAGGTACACGCCGGATGCCTGCGCTGAAATAACTCCTGTAGGAATAAAATATTTGGTGGCACCGTCTGCCGGGTCGATGTAAAGTTTGTCGTAAACTTCAATCTCGATGCCGTATCCTCTAAGATACTCTGTAACCTGCCCCTGCTGTAAACGAATACCTCCATTGTAAGCAGTAATTCCAAGCACCTGTTTCTTTGTGTCTTCTGCCTTAAGAACCATCTCCCACGTTTCTGTATTCATGCTAAAACGTGCAAGGGAATATCCGGTTTTCTTTGCAAACTCACGTTTAATCTCGATAAGGTCATCAAGTGGCGTTGCTGTTTCGGATGCAGACCATTTATCGGTATCGCTTCCAGAAATATCTTTGTAATGGTCTCTCTTGTGCGATACTCCATTATCGGAAGTATAATCAACATAGTAGCTATTGCCACCAATTGTTACCTGTACTCTTGGAATACCATCAGATGGTGCTAATAACTGCCAAATCTGGCGTTCCGGCACTACTCTTGCGCCCTCAATCAGCATCATCGGTTTTTTGCTGATTTCTCTAAGCACCTGGTTTGCCATGTTGGAATTTTCTGCCGACTGGTAATTTGCATACTCCTGCTCTTCACGCTCTGTTACCATGTAAGATTCACGGTAGAAAGGCATCTCGTTCTGAATATCCGAAAATCCACCGACATCTCTTAACTCTGCCTGCGCATCAAAATTGGATGCCTTTAATGATACCGGAAGACCGTTTTTCCCTTTGATAAATCTAAGTTCAAGGCTGTCCTGTTTTCTGGTTCCAAATTTCTGTCTACCTAAGTAAGGTGCAGAACCAAGCGTTTTTTCATAATTATTCCACATAACCCCAAGACTTCTTGCGGTAAATGCTTCTGCTAATGGTAATGCCATTCTCTAATACCTCCATTTTTTAATCAAAAAAAGTAACTCTTGGGGTTTTGGCTTTTGCCGTTGCCTCAATAGTTACTCCGTTCTTTGTAAGTTTTGCATTGTCGATATCGCCCTCGTAAATGTAAGTGCCTGGAGCATCCCCCAGCGTTACGTCAACATCGTCAAACAGATATCCAACACAATTTTCATCGTTAGAGGGAAACGGTGTTCCACCTTTTACAACCTTTCTTCCATTTCCGTCTGCCGCAGATGCCATTGACTGCGGGACAATACAAGCAGCACCAAGATAAGGAAAGTGCTTTAAAATGCCAAGCCTTTGAGTAAAGTCTCTTTCAATCGGTTTTCCCATAATTTACCTCCTATAAAACATAATGGTCTTTGGCTTCTGCACTTTCTGCAGGTTTGCCAAAACTGATTTTTTCTGCGTTCTCTACGTCCGCAGTTTTTTTATTTTCTCCACCTGCAGTACCGCCGCCCGGATTTTCAGAATTATTTGCAATCTCCTGTTCCTTTGCCTGCGCTGCCGCGGTTTCCTTTTCGGCTGTAATCTTTCCAAGAGCGTCATAATCAAGGCTTCCATTATCCTTGACAACGGATTTTGCCTGCTCTGCATTGATTTTTAACTTTTCCATCAATGCTTCGCGCTGGTCTCTAATGGCGTTTTTCTTCTGCATATCTGCAATCTGCTGATTTGCTGTCTCTAACGCCTTGTTTGCTTTTTCAAGTTCCGTGAGGTTTCCTGCTTCCATTTCATCCAGCTTTTTCTGCAACTCATCTGCGCTGTCTGCCTTTGCCTTAAGCTCTGCTGCTTTTGCCTGTTCTCTCTGTACGGCACTGCCGTAATCAGCAATGATTTTTTCAACATTTTCCTCACTGATACCCATTGCAATTAACTCTTCTCTTTTCATTGATTACCTCCGATATGTCTTTACGAATTTTTGCGGTGCAACGACACCGAATGACACTGTTGATTTTTACGCTCACAACTTTGCGAATTTTTATAAAATAAAAACAGCCACCGATTACTCGGTAGCTGTCTTATTTTGCTGTTTATTTAATTGGTTTACAATTTCCTGTGCTTTTTGTTCCTGCTCTTCTGCATTATCAATTGTTTTCCACAACGCATCTATATATGGCTTAGACAAGAGGAATGTCTTTTCAGCATCTCCCCAAAGCCCCACCGTTTTAATGGCAATAAGAGGATGTATGCCGCACTCTAAAAGCTGATATAGTGTTTGCGACTTTGTATACATATTGTCTTGCGGGCTATGATTGATTTGCACATCAAAATCCCTCATTGACAATTTCAAATCCTTGTCCTTAACGCGTATTACATTTAAGACAACTTTTGCAAGTCTCTTCTCTGCCGATTTCACAATTGGGTCTTTTAATTTTGCTCTTGTCTTTGAAAAATCCCATCCAGCCCTTAATGATACTGCTCCTTGTGTATCTCCTCCAGAGTTTTGGGACTCTCTGTTTGGTATTGCTAATATTGCCAAGGCATTGTCCCACAAATCATCTTTTGCCACCTGACACTGGCTCTGATTTAGTTCCTGCGTCATAATCTCAACATCGGCTTTGTTATCCTTGTTATTGGACTTTACCGTCAAAGCATGGCTCATTTTCATCTCTTCAAACGTTTTTGGGTCGATTTCACAGTTCACAAACTTAACCCAGTACTGAACAAACTGCTCAATTCCATCCATTCTGTTTGACTGCATATTGTTTATGGCATCCAAAATACCTATGACAAGCTCAATATCAGAAATTCTCTCATGATTATTTGGAAACTCAACAATAGGTATACTTCCAAATGCGTGCAATTTCCATTCAGAAACTACTCCATTTTGAATTTTGCATGAATAATTGTCTGTATAGCACAGTTTGTACCATCTTCCATCTTCGTCCTTAAGCTCCTGTACGGCAATCACCGGTTCTTCCGTACTCCGATTATAAATAACACAAGTATTCATCGGAGTAGGGGCAACAATCTGAAATGGTATTTCTCCATTTGAAAATCTCACAGCCTTAAAAGATGTTCCAGTTGCTGACTGCCACTCTCCTGCTTTAATGTCTTTTTCCTGTTTATTCGCATCCACAAGATAGTCATTCAGCGCATCCACTGCCCGATTAATTTCATCATCATCTTTTCGACTGATAAACTGTATTGGCTCGCCATATGTCTGTCCTACTTTGAACTGAGCAATCTCATACGCATGATTTTCTACTATTTTGTTTGTAATATCAGCATTTTGCACCTTTACACGGTATAAAACAGGCTGGTCACCTTTGTAATATCGCCAAAGATATTCTATGATGGTTTTGTTGTAATAAAAATTTCCGATGCAGTCTCCCACCACATTGACAATATTATCTTCTGTGATGGTTTCAACATCTGTATATAAAATTTTTCTACCATAACAGCCTTTAACAAGGTCTTGGAGAGATTTGTCATTTCTCATTTTTTTCTCCTAAATAAACGTCATCCCACTGGATGTTGACCGGATTGGAAGAGATTTTAATTCCGTCTTCTCATTCTCCGGATAAAATACCACTTTTTTGTGACATTTCCTACATTCCACAGAAATGTTCATTGTTGAACGCCCATCGTGCGTGGCAACTTTTCTTCCACACCGCGGGCAATATATTTTTTTTGGTGTATATACCATAAAATCCTCTTTTCTTTTCAAAAGAAAAAGCACCGGAGATTTCTCTTCGATGCTCTTCCAATGGGGTATGGTAAAGTGTTCAACTATTTGTTGACTTCTTCGATTATAACTATATCATTTTTTCAATATGACATTCTATGACATTTTCAAGTATGTTGCTCCATACTTCTCCTCAAATCTTTTTAATGCAATTCCATGAAGCCTTATTGTCTGCCTCCAGGAGTAATTCATTTCAGTTGCAATAACCTCAAATGTCTTTTTTTCTATGTACTTTGAAAACAACACATTATAGACATTCTCATCTTCCATACTGTCTATCTGGCTGATGATCTTATCTCTTTTGATAATATAATCATCAACCAGTGCATCGATCTTCCTTTCCATTTCATCAATCTTTGCCTGCTTCGTGCCTATCCTGTCAAAATTTGGAGTTGTCATTACTCTTTCTTCATTTGTAATTGACGATATGCTGCATGCCAGCTCTTTAAGTTGTGCAAGCTCTACCAGCTTATTATTTATCATCCGGTTAAGACTGCTTATCTGTCCTAAATATTCTTTGGTTGTCATATCAATACCTCCGTCCGAAAGAAAATGGGTTTTGAGTTGCTTCTACTCTTGCCATTCTTTTATTTCCGTAAATCATGTCACATAATTGTGCCGTAGAGTCTATCCCGTCATCATGCTTCATTTTCCCTTCAAAAGTAGCAGACAAAATATTTTGAAAATACTTTCTGTACTCTTTTGTTTGATATTTCATGTCCACAAAATGAAGTTTTCGTATGTCTGGAGCATGATTTTTGATTCTATCCATTTTTGCAGTTTGATTGTCTGCCGGATCATGACTTGTGTTAATAGGGTATCCGTCTTTTTCCCATATTTTTTCACAGTCTGTGCGGTATGCTGATGTTGTCTTTGTTTCCTCAAAATGGACTTCTGCTGTCTTATTATTAAATTTATCTAAATGTCTTTCCATTCGTGAAGTAACTTCCGGTATGGTAATTTCCTTATCACCGTCATTGTAGACAACATCAGTAATATAATGTTCTCCGTCAATCTCATAGCAGATAGGCATTGATACAAAATCACCGCCACCATAAGCAGGGTCATTAGCTGCAAATATCCTATCAGGTCTTATTCCTTCAAGTTCTGCCGGATTAAAGAAATTCATAATATCGACATTGAACATCTGACCCTTTCTTTCAATAGGCTCCTGTTGATACTGTGCAAACCATGATGCCATATCGTCATTGTTTTCAAAAGATGCCATACGTCTTTTGTAATCAAGAGTTGTATATCCCAAATGATACGGATAATCAAAATTGCTTTCTCCGTTTTCATTTAGGGCAGGAATAATAACCTCTCTGTGCCGTATGCCTTTGTATTCAGGATCATTTTGTAATAGGTCTAAACGTCTACCTTGAACGTCCTTTTTCGCCCAACGTGTTCCTATCCCCAACAATTTAGCCTTTCCAGGCTTAATTCTCGGCATAAAGTTGTTGTCGAATTTTCCCCATACAGTATTTTGCCTGTCTTCACTCAATGCTTCATCAATACCGCTGAATAAGTCATCATAAACTCCAAGCCCGTCACAGTCACAAGCACCATTCAATGTTCCGTAAATGCTTCGCATTGTAAATGTTGGGTATGTTTTTTTACGTATAAGGTCTACTGTCAAATCTTTTCCGTCAGTAACCAACTTTTTCTCTACTATATTTGAATATATTTCAGCATACGTGTATGTCGGGTCCGTAATCATTTCTATGATACCGTCATAGTAACCACCAGTAATTTTGTCTGAATATGCCGAATACAGATTAGATCGCTCTGGCCTGTTAGAACCAAACCACAGATTTCCCATTTTGACTATTTGTGTCTTGCCGATTCTTCCAGGGCAAAATACCATTCCTTCGTCCAGCACATCATCGTACAGATCTTGAATAAGCTGTGCTACCTGCCGTAATGGATTTATTCTCGGCTGATAAAATCTCTCTTCTACCGGTCTATTCTTTTCCATGTATAGCATGAAACTTTCAAATCGGTAATGTGCTTCAATCAGAAGAATTTTGTAATAGTCATCAACAAGGGTGTATTTTTCTTCATGTTGTTGGCTGTATTTTTCAAGGTCAAGTATTCTACCGCCTGTCCTACCCATGCAAAAACGCTCTACAATGCCCTTAGAACGGCTTGTAAGTTGTAATCCATACTGAATATCCTTTTCTGTATTTATTGCCACTCCTGCCGCTTCTATGTACGCGTCAATGACCTGTTCATCTATTCCATGTGTATTTATGTAATTTTCATATCCATTTACTGTGGAAATTAGGCTTGAACTTGCCAAAAGAAAAGCACCTCCGCAAAAAAGCAGAAGTGCCTTAAGACCTCTGCCAATAATTTTTGTTGGTTAGCGACTAACTCCGTTTGTTAGCCGGTAATAATTTTTAAATTCTTGCTGTACAGTGTTCTGCCTCAAATTCCTTGTTTTCTCCGTTATAAATTGTGACTCCATTCTTGTCCGTCTTGTATCTATCAAACACACATACAGTATTTATGCCATTTCCAACACAGTCTGCATGAAAGTCTATGTTGTATACCTTTTTCTGCTATTTTCCGTTAGCATAAATCTTTGTGTAACCGCCTTTTCTTGTTTTAATGATTATTTTACTTATTGTTTTCTTCATTTATTCACAACACCTTTCTTGAAACTTCGGCACATTCTTTTCTTTTATCGTCATTGGTGCATTCTCTGTCTGTGTTATATCGGCAAAAGGTCAGGTTGCATTTTTTATTATTAGGTTCGATAGGCTCTTGTTTATAAAAACATTCATAAAGTTTTTGCCTGTCTGCCTCGTTATTTGCCACAATAACAAGTTCATCTTCTAAATTGGAACAATCTATAGGCTCGCCGTTTCTACCGCCTATTTCGCGCGATTGTGCTTCTCTAAGTGCTTCACGCTCTATTGATTTAATTACTTCTGCCATGCTCATTCTTCAATACTCCTATCAAATCATGCATTTGAATCAGTAGTTTTTAAATATTCAACGAACTGTGCCCAAGCCTGTTCGCATGTTAAATCGCCAACAGGATTTTGAACATAGTATTCTTGGAAATATTCCCTGGCCTTTTCTTTTTCATCTTCGGAATATGAATCCCATTTAGAAACTCCAGATTTCTTTTTGAAAAATTCACATTCATGTTCACTGTCAGCAAATCCAGCACCAGGAATCCATTTTCCCGGATGGTTGCACATTTCAGCCATCCCTACAACTTCGTTTCTATCAAATCCAAGGTAAGCACAATCATGACACGTCATTCTTCCACCAACTTTCTGCCGCACATCGGGCAAAACTCGCATTTTGCAGAAAATTCTTGCATTTGCAAGTTCCCATTATTTGATTTAAAAAGGTGAGAAAGAATAATTTTCTTTCCTCGTATTCCAATTATCATGCTTCCAGACCCAAGACCATCTTGATAATTTTCTTGAATAATTTCTTTTTTGTTTTTGCAAAATTCACACATATTACACCAACTTTCTGCCACACATCGGGCAAAATTCAATTTCCATTGCTATCGCTACGTTCATTCCATTGCTACAACATTTAGCATACTGTGGACATTTATCAATATGGCATTGAATAACATTTATATAGCCCAATTTTTTGATTTTAAATTCTCCATATGCAGTTTTATATGATTCTTTCCCATTGCAAAAATCACACATTTCAATTACTTCCTAATAAACCTATGTTCACAATCTTCCAAAGTTGTTACTTCTATCATTTCCGGTTCATGTCTGCAAATCCTTCCGTTTGAATCAATATATGGTTCCAGTTCTATCTTTGTACGTAAACCATATGGAGTTTTGCAATAAGGGCACGCTTTCTTGTCACTTTCAATTGGTGCGCCACAATTTACACAGTTTAAAATCATGCTCATACCTCTAATTAAAGCACCTTACTAAGCGGATATACAAAATTGATGTGTCATGAAAAACACCAAGAAGGAGAATTTACGGAATGGATCGTTAAACCCATTCCTCCATCGGAACGGCAGGAATCGGACCTGCGACCGCTCGGATATAAGCCGAGTGCTCTGCCAACTGAGCTACGTTCCGTCACAGCGCGCATAGCGCGCCGCTTATGATAGTATTTTTGATCTTTTTATTTTGCCGACGTCCACTAACACCGAATAATTGCTTGCGCCGAGTTTTTTCTTGCAAAAACCGAATGCCAGTGGACTTAAGCTATACTGGATGCTCCGACTTCTCAGACTGGTGCTCAGCGTCACTATCCAGATCGAGCAAATCTCCGGTGATGTCCGGTCCTTTTGATTTTGTTATATGTATTCTTTCCTCTGCACAAATGATAGGCAGCTGAAAGCAAATACCAAATATTGGACTATAAAACATTCTGTTACCTCCACATCAGAAACATGTTCAGCAACAGCAACATCACAAGTACACACAATGCGATTGCTGTTCCTTTGTCTTTTGATTCTCTGCCAGATACAAATAGTATCAGCATAAAAATAACATCCAGCGTCGATATAATCGTTTTAATAATTACCATGGTTGTTTTCCTCTCACAAGTTTCTTTAGCAGAATTCGAACCTGCGAATACTGGAATCAAAATCCAGTGCCTTACCGCTTGGCGATAGCGCTATATTAACACTACTTTTCCGGCATTTGATAGACCATGTTATCAAATACAGTTATTCCCATACAAGGATCATTCATCTCAACGCATCTGATCGATATGTTTTTAGATACTGCAAACATTTCGGCCACCTGTTGTTTATCCATGTTTGTGCTAATAACTTGAAAAGCCGAAAATGCCTTGTGCATATCAGAGAATACTTCTTTTTCTCTACCTAAATTTGCATACGTCCCAATGGTAAACGTTTTTCCATCAACCATAGCAGTTATCATTCCATGATTTGCTGTGAATACCGCTCGGTCAAAATCAAGCGAAACGTCTTTGCTTTGTGATACTACTCTCATACTTTTCCATCCAATCTCTTTTTGTTTTTGAGGATATTTAAAGGACTTAGTAGTGCTGATTTTCTCAACCTATCAAACCCCCTCCCCCTCCATGCAGAATCATGCTTTGAACATTGATAAATTGTTTGAATTGTTCGTTCAATTCCATTCGTATTTTACAACTATTCGCAAAACCCTTGTTTTGCGTAATGTATCAACGATTTAATGCGCCTTAAGACCATTAAACACTGGGTTTTAAATTGTTTGAATTGTCTATTGCGTTTTTCTCGCTTTTTTCAACCAGAATTGTCGGAGTTGTTCGGCAATCCTATACAATTATTAGCCCCAAGACGTGGCAGTTCTTCGGCTGTCAGCGCTCTTGCTCTGGATCCCTGATCTCTAACGCCCGGCATATTGAAACCACAATACTTGTTGAGTGATGGCATGTAGTTCATTGGATTTCCTTTGCCGGAAACTTGTAAACCTACCAAACTTTCCTCACGCATTTCGTCAAGTTTTTTGCAAATGTCGGAACCTGAAGAGCCTAGCTGCACGCCATTAACCCACCCATTTAACGTATCTCTATGTATTCCGGTAAAGAATGTAAACCCAACAATATTCACTACTTTCTCGTAGTCATTACACAGGTCTATATATATATCTAATACCTCGTTAACCTTATCTGTATCATAGGCATTATTAATATTATTATCATCCTTTAGGTACTTTGGATTAACTTTAAATACATTCTCATAGACATATTTACAACAGTTATACCATCTGTTCTGCGATACTTTGCACATATCCTCTACATGTCTCTCTTCCATCCAGAGATTTATATACATGTCAATATCACTTTTAAAAACATCAACTGTATTATTTACTTCCTGCATTTCAACTGCTGACATGTTATATATCTCCTCTCTCCAGTACTGGAATACTTAAAATAAAAAATGCAACTGATACAATCAGATCATGATGATCTCGACTGTACCGGCTGCATGAAGTCCGTTTCTTTCGGGACCTCGACGGCTGCCGCCGCCCGTTGCCCGAATGCGTTTTTAATTTAATAAAACAATATCATTCTATCATTTTCTTGTCAAGGTATATTTTAAAATTAAATTTTAAGCCTGTATATTATATATATT